AGGAGTTAAGTAATGGAAAATCCTTTTAAGTATTTACCTTCGACACCGCAAGGTAAACAGCTGACTGAACGTAATATGCTGAAACCACTGCTGGAGCAGTACACAGACGCAAGCGGAAAGCTGACTAATGAAGGCGTAGAAGTTGAAAAAGCACTAAGAGCAGTAGTTGAAGGTGGTCAATCTCTTGAATCGCAGCCGATATTAAAAGATTTAAATCGTGGTGGTGGATTTAATGAGTGGCTTGGGAGGACTGTGGGTGGAGGCAGAGGTGAATTAAAAAATGAAGAGTTATTAGACGCATTTACAGAATTAAGTGTAGGTAGTTTAGACCCTAAAATATTAGCTGCAGCAAACAGAAACAAATTACTGTATAAAGATGTAGTTGTAGGCGATAGAGTAGTTAGCGTTCGTAGATCTGCTGACGATATAGCAGAAAGACAAGCCTTACTTGACGTAAAAAATAAATTATTAATAGACGCGGGAATCTTAAAAGAAGAAGTTGGCATTAAAGACAACTATGGACTTGTGTCTGGTGAAAAACCGCAAGACATAATTTCTTTTTCAAGAGCAGTTCAAAAAGTAAAAGATCAAAAACAACTCACCAACGACGCTTTAAAGTATTTGCCTGCAGAACAAGCAAAAGCTTTAGTACAGGGTGTAAAGTCCGGAACAGTGCCACGATTAGAAGCAGAAAAACAGATTAAAGAAGCAAAGTATAATGCCAATGCAGAAGCGACCGGGCAACAAACCACAGGTGAGTTAGAGCAAGCACGGCAAATTGCAAAACAACTAGATTTGTATAAGTTGGGTGAAGGTGAACGCGAATTAAAATTACAAATGGCATTAGCGGATGCAAAACACGCAGCTGATTTGAAGAGCACAGCAATGCAAAATGATGCAAATATGGAACGCTATCGTGCTGAGTTAGAGTACGACCGCCAAAAAGACGATGAAGATCGCCGGATTAAATTAGCAACTATGGGATACGGTGCAGCAGCTGATTTGCTTAGTTCAATATTTATGTATGTTTAAAGGAAACCTGCTCGAATTGCTTGGAATTCAGCATCACTGACATTACCCAAGCCAATCCATTTATTCCGCAAAGTATCAACGTGAGTACGGGCATATGCGTTAGCTAGGCTATCTTGCACTTCAGGAGTATAGATAGTACTACCAGGTAAACCTAGCTGCTGCTGAGCCTCACGTAATCCACCAGCGCCTGTAAATTGATACGCACCAATTGCGTGGACTTGGCCAGTGCGATGTAATTCGTGAATTTGATCTAATGTTAATTGCGTAGCAGGTACACCAAAAGGTGAATTCACAGAACTATCTCCAGATCCTATAGGAATAGTGCCCCCAGCCTTACCTCCTAAATTAAAGGCATTATAGTAACCGTGCCCTCCAGATTCAAGCTCTCTAATTCTTGCAAGGCTATTTATTGCAGAACCGGAAGGAACTCCAGAAGGTACAGCTGAAGTAGCACTGGCAGGTGCAACATTAGCGGGAGCAGGTGTTGTAGGTGCAGCTACTTGAGTTCCATTTACTATGCTCCTAAGATTCTCTGTGTAAGTAGACATCAATCCTGCAGCATCGCTATAATCAGGTTTAACAGGAGCAACAATTTTAGTCGGAGGCGGCTTAGGAATATATTTACGTGTTAAATCAAGATAGTTTCCAATAGATTCTTTACCAATAGCTGCAAGAGCACCAGCCATTTTACCTTTAGCTTGCCTAAGATTTCTTTCTGTTTTTAGTCTTTCATTGATATCAGTAACGTATACATCTGCGTCGTTTTTAGCAACTGTACTAAGTAAGTTACCTAAGCCAATAATTTTCTCTCTTTCGACTTTACCTTTATTTTTACGAATTTGATTAATGATACCAGTAAAGTCTGGAGCATTTTTCTTAATAGCTCCAGTTATATTTAAAAAGCCTTGAGTAGCGCCTTTGCCAGCAGTGATGTAATTAGCTGCATTAGCATTATTGATTGACCGGAACTGCATATCTAAAGTACATAGTCATAGGTATATTCTAACTTTGTAGAATGTAGATAATACTGAAAAGCCTAATGTAAATATGGCCGAAGCTACTACAAACGATTTTGATCCAGCTGTAAATGGATTCTTCAATTATCAAGAGATAATGAAGAACTTTATGGAAATGGACGGCTCAGATAGTGAGCTCGTCGAATCCACCAAACTTGGCTTTATGGCTAATATGGTGCAGTCAGCATTTGGTCAGCAATTAGCAAAACAGTTAGCGCAATATCAGACATCGCTGGGTCAATCAAATATGAATCACGCGGCTGATTTAGAGCTGCGTAATACGTTAGAAAATATGGAAGCAGAGTTTAATTATGGTATGGCTTCTATGGGAGGGCAATTTGATTTACAGAATGACTATGCAAATGCTCAGTACGATCGAGATATTGGCGTGCTATCTGCAACAGGAGAGCAGCAACGATTAACAGATCAAAGTGCACAAAATCAACAACGTCTAAATACGATGGTTGAAGCTGAACAGCAGCGTTTAACTGATAGCAATCGAATTACTGATACTGGTAATCAAGAGCGGTTGAGCCAAGACAATGCTGCGCTTAATCAGCAAGCAACAGATACTAATCGGATCAACGCAACAGGCGAACAAGAAAGAATGACACAAGATAATGCTGCGTATAATCAGCAAGCTACTGATACCAATAGGATTTCACAGACTGGATATCAGGAGAGAATGACTCAAGATAACGCTGCTATTAACCAGCAAGCGACTGATACCAACCGAATCACACAGACTGGTGATCAAGAACGTCAGACAATTGACAGACAAGGTGATCAACAACGACGAACAGACACTAACCGTATCGATAGGACTGGATATCAAGAGCGTCAGACTATTGGTGCACAAGGCATTCAACAACGTCAAACAGACACTAACCGTATTACACAGACCGGTGATCAAGAGCGTCAGACTATCAACACTCAAGGACAGCAGCAAAGAGAAACCGATACTAACCGTATTGACAGAACCGGATACCAAGAACGTCAAACAATTGGTGCACAAGGCATTCAACAACGTCAAACAGACACTAACCGTATAACCCAAACAGGAGATCAAGAACGTCAGACCATTGACAGACAAGGCGCTCAGCAACGTGCAACCGATGCAAATAGGATTACTTTAACTGGAGATCAAGAGCGTCAAACAATTAATGCACAAGGCCGAGTACAGCAAGCAACAGACACTAACCGGATTAGGCAGACCGGTGATCAAGAGCGTCAGACAATTGATTTACAAGGCCGAGTACAACAAGCAACGGACACTAACCGTATAACTCAAACAGGTGATCAAGAGCGTCAAACTATCGGCGTACAAGGCGAGCAACAACGTGAAACAGATAGAAGTCGAATCCGCGAAACAGGTGCTCAAGAACGTCAGACTATCGGTGTACAAGGTCAAGTTCAGCAAGCTACCGATACAAACAGAATCCGAGAAACAGGTGATCAAGAACGCCAGACTATTGGTGCGCAAGGTGAACAACAACGTGCTACTGACACCAATAGAATTACTCAAACTGGTGATCAAGAGCGTCAGACTATTGACAGACAAGGTTATCAGCAACGTGAAACAGATAGAAGTCGCATCCGCGAAACTGGTGCCCAAGAAAGAGCAACTGATAGCAACAGAATAAATACAGAAGGTATACAACAGCGTGCTACTGACACCAACCGTATTGACAGAACAGGGTATCAAGAACGTGAAACTATTAGAACACAAGGCGATCAACAACGTCAAACAGATAGGAGCCGAATTCGTGAAACTGGTGCCCAAGAAAGAGCAACTGATAGCAACAGAATAAATACGGAAGGTCGACAGCAACGTGCTACTGACACCAATAGAATTACTCAAACTGGTTTACAGGAGAGACTATCAGATACAAACAGGATTACACGTCAGGGTAATCAACAACGTATGACAGATACAAATCGATTACGTGAAACTGGTTCACAAGAAAGACAAACTATGGAATTTGCAGATCAGATGGCTGCAAGATCTAAAGCGCGTAACTACGGTTACGCTCGTAAAACAGCGAGGTCGTTCTGATGACAAAGACCACAACTAAAACAGGTAAAGTATATCTAAACATTGTCGATCAATGGCTAGATACTTTACCTGCTGCGGACAGCGAAGACTTCCGAGAATTTGCTGATGCCACGCCATCTATTATTGAAATTTGGGTATATGCAGGAATCATTGGATATCAAGGTACATTCAACGATTTACATCGATGGGTCAAACTTAAGTACAAAAAGATAAATCGACGCGAGATCCTTAATAGTGAGATTGCTGCACTGCATTCAGATATACAAGAGTTGCGTATGGCAATTACATCAGGAGAGATTAAAGGATCAGACGGTGCCGCACGATTAGCTGCGTTAGAAAAAGAGCTGAGGTCACACATTGAAGCATCAGATCGAATGAACAGGACAACCGACAAACGTGGTTTAATTCTTGCTGGTGCTGACCGCGTTATGCGTGAAATGACTGTTATTTTTAAAGATGACCCGCAGTTTGCAGAGCCTATTGAAAATGCAATTAATGCTGTTTGGTCAAAAATATATAGCGAATTAAATTAATGTCTATACCTGAGTTAAAGGCAATACCACTACCAGTAATAGACCGCAAAGACGTAACTGAACAAGAAGCGATTGCAGGTGCATTAAAAGCATTACCTTCAATGCCTGAGATTAAGTTTATGGCAGAAGGTCCGTCAGTTGAGCAACAAGAGCAATATGAAAGAAATAATGCACTAAGGAAAGCGTATTATGACGACAGAGTGAGGTTAAAACGTGCTGCACAAATAGCCAGAATTCAAGAAAGACAATTAAGTAATGCGTTAGCTAATAGAGATGAAATTGCAGCTAAATCTATGAAACGGCGAGGAGCTGCGCAACAAAGATTTGCTCAACAGAGAATAAAAGATTTAGCTAGAGATGCACGATTAGGACCCCATTTATATAGGGTACTAAAATAAAATGACAGTTACTTTTATTTAATATGGCTATTGCAAGTGCATCTCTCGCTTACAGACGTTCTGCTTTAATGACAGCAACAAAAGTAACTGTCAAACCACCTAGCGAAGATGTAATAAAAGCCAGAGATAACTTTCAAGACTTTTGTAAATATATGGGCAAACCACCGGCAAAGCATATGCTGGAGTGGCACGCAGAGCTGTGCACAGGAGAAGACAGCGAGTGTCTCTTAGGCATTGGCGGCTCTAATACATCAATCCTGGCTCCACGCGGTTCAGCCAAGTCAACAGTATTAGGATTGTTTGCTGCCTGGATGATTGGAAGACACACAGCAGCTAAACAGATGCTGAGAATTCTGTACATTGCATATATGGTTGACATTAGCCGTGCTAAGTCAGCCACTATCAAAGGTATTCTTACGTCTAACAAATACAGGGAAATTTTCCCTATGGTGAGATTATCAAAGATCAAAAGGTCAGACGAATACTGGAGTATTGACTATGAGTTTGCGGGAATTGATACGGCGGGTGAAGAAGCTTTTACCATTGCGTGTGGCGGTCTCAAGGGAGCCATTACATCGAAACGTTCGCAGCTGGTGCTTATCGATGACCCTATTAAATCCGCTGCGTCCATCAACAACCCTGACATACGCCGTGAGATGGAGCAGACGTGGTCGAATGTTATTGCACCGACAATGTTCCAAGGCGCACGGGCCATCTGTTTGGGAACCCGATTTCATTTTGACGACATACACGCCACTTTGTTTATCCCCAAGAACAATTGGAAACAGATTATTCAAAAAGCAGTCATAACAAACGCAGACGGAAGGCAGCGGTCTTACTGGCCAGAGTTCTGGTCAATGAAATATCTAAACGAACGTAAATTAGAAGATCGTGTTGCATTTGCGTATCAGTACATGAATACAGCAGTGCAATCAAGTGATGTAGGAATATCGCCT